GCAAAGAAATATCCGTTTGTTACAAACACCCTAAAAGGGTGAATGACATAACACACACATATATCTCTGTGTGAAGTTCATCCGAGATCAGTCGAGTTCACTTTCTGCCTGACTACTGGACTAGTAGCTGTTTGCTTACAGTCCGGATGCTCAAAGGCACATCCGAATCCTGCTGACCGAGGTGGGCACACACGTGTAAAAACGGTGCACCAGACCTGCCAGTTTGAGGCGCGTTTGAAAGCGTCATCAACCAACCCTCCTTCCACAACAACCATTAAATCCTGATGCCGACACAGCCGTGTCAGATACCCAGTCAGGTCTGGTCCTCGTGTTCTTAACGAGCGATAGGCTTTTTCTGAGGTAGTTTCACACCTAGGCCAGGTGGTGAAACAGGTCCCCATTGAGCAAGCTGCTTTATCATAGAGCTCGAATGCACATGGTGCTTCTTAGTGGGCTTAGCACCTGGTATCTGCCTCCCAATCGATGAGAAGTGACTAGTACGGCCACGATAGATGTTAATTGCATCTACTACTATCTCCAGAGACTCGATCAAACCCGGAAGGGTAAGAGTCTGCCCCAAGAGTAGGGTAAATGCCTGTTTCGCAAAGAACGTCCCAGCGAACTTTAGGACCTTAGACCAACTGACAGTATTACTGCCAGCCGTGATCTCCGGGTTCGACTGATAGGGACGACCTTCATAGTTATCTAACTGTGTAGGTAAGATATCAACAGACATCATTTCGTATTCGTGGAAGTCATCAAGTGTTCCATTGATGATAGGACCTCCCCACACCGTATAGCATGCCGGTTCCCCCTCAGACACGTCCTGATTAATCAGGGGTATCTGGTTAGGAAGATCTACCCGGAATACATCATTCAAGTCACTTATAGCACCACGTAGAGTAAGTTCACACTGACCGCTAAAATCCCGATCGGAAACGAAAAGGAAGTCCCAATCAGTCGTAGTGACCCCAGATTTAGACGCTTTACTCATCTTAACCTTAGACATCAGCTTCTTCCTTGCGGCAGGGCTGACGTCCACGGTTTGGACGGTAATTGGACAATCGTCATTCTGGTAGTATACTCGGTTATCGGTATCTGCAGTATATTCAATAGCAGGTATCCCTTGTGGAGTAACTCCACAATAACCAGCATACTCAGCATCTACACTCAAGTTGGCACAAGAGAGACGATAAGATCGCCTCTTGCTCTCAACAGGTTGAGTGGGCAACTGTGGATTTCTCAATGCCACAGTATAGCTGACAACGAGGTCACCTATCCATACATTAGCGGTATCAGGCGGAAGGGTATAACCGAACTGACCAACATAGAACCTCCCTGGCGCGATCAAACGCCACTGGGTCGCATCACCTTCATCGTCCATAACGTACCGGAAGCCTTTCAGCTTCTGAGGTTCTGCTACCAACGTTGTCGAATCCCATGTCGACGACTGAACTGCCCCAGGATGGGACAGGATCATCGTACGGAACTCTTGTTGTGATGTGAGGTTCTCGTCATCTACATGTAGGTCGTGAGCGTCCCAATCAACACACATGGCTAGACAGCCGGGTGTGGTTGTAGGACACGAGGGCCTGAATTCAATCCGTAAGGATCTGAACTCAAACTGCTCGTAGCGAAGTGCGATCTCGCACAACCATGGAAACATGTAGGTGTTCGTCGGTGTAAGAAGATAGTTACCGTTGAAGAAAATGTCAGCTTCATCTGGGACGATTGTTCCAGAATAAATACTGACAAAGTACTCCGAGTGTGTAACTATACACTCCCTTCCCGTGTTCCTAATCTGCGGTGCAGATACCTTAGTTCTAGCACCCTGTGCATTTCCAACCTTTCGAACATTCTTGAAGCCAACCTTTTGGGATCCTGGCTTCGTGGTCCCAGTCTTAGTTTTGCGTTGCATTACTGTTTTAAGGAAGCTTACCAACCGCGTCCGGGTCAAGTTTTACGACATTCGGGTCGGTTGTCCTCTCAGTATCATCCGTAAAGACGATAATGATGTGACTGAGTTCGCCGCCTGCTTTCCTTACGGAAGGCGGGGGGAGAGTTCAGGCACACCATATCACCAAAAAGACAACGGTTGTTTATTGTTTAAACAGTATTAAAACGCAATAGGCTCCTCTATGACTGGGTCGAAAGGTACATAAGCCGGTCGCGTGACTGCAATTAGATCTGGTAGGTTACGAACCATTCTTTCAGAACCTCTAAAGAGACAGTGTTTAGGTGGTAAAACATCTGAATGCTTTTTCTTGTAGGTGGTGAAAGCCCTCCATTCCCGATTACTCATATCGATTCTTCCCGTCTTAGTCGCCTTTACAGGTTCAACTAAGCGAGGGGAGAATGTCAATGGGATTATTCGGGGTGCAGGTTGGAGCTCAATCTGATCATAGTTGAGCGGTCCAAATAGTTCGATTAGATGACTACCATGAGTCACTTCACGCGGTGCTGGCTGATATTTCTTATAGCAGCACTCTTCAGCTTGCTCTGAGTCCTCTGTAGTCTGCAAGCGTCCTACGAGTATCGGAAGCCACTTCGTGGTTTCCGGGGTATCTTCCGTATAGCGTTGTTCATAGAGATACGTAGCTAACTTCTCTTGGAAAGGGGTCATGTACCAGTCAAAAGCTCTTCTCACTTCAGAATAGAGCCGACAACCCAGTCCACCGAGTGATGGTTTTACAAAAAGATTGAATAGACCATCTCGAGTGGCTGAGGCGATGTCAGCTTTGTTGAAGTAGATGAACCTCTTATGGGTCCTGATACGGTCAAAGCAACCATCCATAACGGAGTTGTAAAACCCGTCAATGGATCGTGGAGTCCAAAGAGCCCTACCGGTTACCTTGGCCTGACCTGTTAATAACCCACAGTTTAAGAAAGGGATAAAGATATGATCTCCCCCTCTCTTATATCTCAACTGCGAGTTAATCATGGTGTACTGCGAACTAAAGTAGTTCTTGCCTATCGAGAGCTCAAAGCCGCATCCTGCAACTATCTGTTTCCAGAAGCTGTAGAACTTGGTATCGGCCCTAAATAAGATATCATCACCATTAACCAGGACAGGAAGGTCTCTGAGTATGATTGATCGACCCAGGTGGTTTTCCAAAGCCACCCAATATGCACATAAGTTAGCGAAGCACAGGATAGGAAATGACAGCACGGAACCCATCAACTGTCCATTCGTCTGGAGATAGACTACCTTAAAGTTCTCTTTGGTCAAACTCTGAGGCTCGGCTTCCATATAACTAGCCGGAATGTAGACAGGCGCGTCTGCACGGATCTTCTTGATCTGTGTCTCAGATGCGAGGTTCTGGAGCAGAACCTTTGGGTCCTGGAGGATATAATCTATACCCCTTGCACTGATCCGACTCGGGTACTTCCCAATAACCGCTTTGGTTAGGGTGACCGTACGGCCGGATTTATCAAGTGTTAAGAGGCGACCACCATCCTCATGGGAATCGACCCCAACTATTCTACCAAAGTCCGATTCAATTAGCTGCTCGAGTAAAATCGAACGAGCTAAGGTCGGAAGGCTTGATAGATAGTATGTCTCTGGGTCGTACTTCCTTAGGATCATTTCCAATATCCCACGTGATATGTCCATATGTAGGTTGTCGGTAGCGGCTGAGTAATCACCAGAAATGTAAGAGCTAAAGTCTTGTGGACCTAACTTCGCAGTTAGGTCGTCCAGACTATACAAGTCACTGGTGTTCATTGGTCTGCCAGTGAGCACAAGCGATGGTATCGTCTGCATATAATCCCAAAGATCTTGTTGGAGTTTCTTACATGCATATTGTCCCACAGTGTCACCAGCTGTTATAAGCCGCACCTTAAGAGGTTCACACACGGCCGCAACGCGGCACATGGAACCTGACCATTCCCCAAAATCACGTGTCTCCCTCCTTATCTCACTCCCACGCTTCTCCATAATGTCCCTCAAGTCCTTTAGATCTAGACCTGCTGAGGCCCTCTCTTCGACTACCACCCCCGGTCTCTCCTCATACATTCGTATAAGGGAGAAATCAGGTGTATCCATCTTTGAGAGTAACGCCCCCCGGAGACCTCCCTTCTTCTTCGACGACTCGTAAGATGCAGAACCACTAGGCTCTCCGACTTTCAAAGGATCAATAATATG